GTCTCAGCGATACCGATTGGCTGGTAGATTGTGCAGCCATGCCAAACGATCACGTTACACAAGCGCACGTTGACCAAATCATGCTCGAAGTAACAGGCCGCATTTGGGCCGGTAAGATCCCAGTGCCTAGCGAGGTGCGAATATGATTAAGCTTGAAGATACCAGTCGGAAAGTCTGGACGCTGTACGAGCGCATTGACGCCAACCGCGAAAATCAAATTCATCCAGGATGGACTAGCTTGATTCTGGGTGACGATGAGATCCAGTCACCTTATCGCAATTGCTCATTGCCGCATCATGTGGCCGATCAATGGATAGCTGGACAAGTTAGAGTGAGGGTCAACATATGAACAATTACCAATACTCATTGAGCAAGATTAAGACCGCGAAAACTGTCGAGCAATTAGCCCAAGTCGAGCTGTGGCTGGAGCGAATGTATAACGCTGAATTTTTAACGCCTAGCGAATTTCGCCGGTTAGATTGCAAGCTAGTAGATCACTCACTCAAACTTGAGGGCATTATAGCATGAACCGACTCACCAAAATCAGCATCGCCGTGGCAGTTGTCGCGGCCTTGCTCTGGGTCTCAAATTGGGACTATGAGCACGAGGTCAGCATGTCTAAAGAATACCGGTATAACGTCTGTCTAGGCTACTGGCCGGACTATGAAAACTTGAAACCAGACTGTAAGGGAATACGATGAACCGAGGGCGACCCAGGGCTACAGGCCCATTTGAGACCCATGCCGAACTCGTGGCGGCAGTGTTAGATCGACACGACCAAGGCAAAAGTATGCGAGGAATTTCCCGTATCCTAGGCTTGAGCGAACCAACCATAACCAAAATTATCAGGGAGAACCGATAACCATGAAGCCAACCCGTAACGATATCTTGCAAGCGTGGCTGACATTGCAGAAGGTGCGAGAGACTTACAGCCAAGACCGATTAGACGAGGCCGACAAGATGATGCTGATCGATGTCATGAAATTACTTGATGAACTACAACAGGAAGAGGCGAGACGATGATAGAAAAACTAATGGTTCCAAAATACACAGGCGGGGCGATGATCGTGGCCTTCCTGCTTGGCTATGTAATCGGAGCAATCCTACTGTAATCTACCAAGACGGTTTTTTTGGCTTATCCACTGAGGCCGTCTTTTCATTTAACTCACGTTCGATCAAGATCTGAGTGTAATGCACCACCTTTCGCAAGTCATCGACCCCACCCTTAGACCGCCACCGGCTAATGTACTTCACAACATTGGCTTCACACCATCCCAAATTGTTGGCCAATATGTATTCAGTCGGTTGAATCATCATCAGCTTGTAGTGGTTGCCGCCTATCTGCTCATCAAATGCGCTCATTTAATCCGCTCCACGTTTACTTTTAACCGTCCTTCTTCCCCGTAGTCTTTGTGAAGAATCACGCATGTCATACTTCGAGAACTGGCATAGCCAGAGCCAGCGTGCCAAGCATCTGCGGGTGCGAGGATGTTCCAAGACTCGAACAATGCGCCGCCATATTCTTCCTGATTCTTGTGATGTATGTGGCCTGTCCATACGAAAGTGTGCTCCGCTTCGCCCCATTCTTTCCTGAGATTAGACACGATTGACCCGTGTAGATTGGACATTTTAATCCGATCACCGTGATGGGTCACTACCAGATTCTTGCCCCATTGCCACCATATAAACTTAGAGGCGTTATCGAAAACGTGAACACGCGGATCGTCCTCAAAGTACAGACGCATAACTTCATTGAGCCACAACGCAGCATCTGGATCGTGATTACCTCGAACATTCACAAGCCAGACCTCGGCATGTTTCTCAAGCATTCGTAAAACCGTACGCTTTATGACATTACTGGCAGCCCGAATGGTCTTGGAGTATCGGCCGTCAGAGTCTAGGAGATTCTTGCTATTAGGCGTTGAGCTGGTGCTGTCGTTGACGTGCATGAAGTCGCCAAGATTCACTAGCACTCCGACCTTACCCGCTGGCGCTACACTGACCAGCCGATCAACTGCATTTTCTAAGAGTCGTTGCGAAATCTTGACATCATAGTCCTCGCCCATCGTCTCAGTGTGGTGAGCAAGCATCCCCAAATGATGATCGCCAATAATATAGCTAACCATATAATCGTCATCAATGCCTGTGGGCGCGTTAATGGGAGTGTGTATTCCCGAGACTTCATCTTTGAATCCCTCCACAAATTGAGCGATTAATTCTTCTATCTTCTGGCGTTCTGGTTCTTGGATATGCCATTGCAGGACAATATCGCCATCCATATTGTAGGCGGTACTGACTCGCTTAGTGGTAAATCCTGGTACTGTCTGGCGGTTTACATTATAAGCTGGTGCTACACCTTGAAGTGCTGCTCGTCTATGAACAACCGCAAGTGATTTATGGATTCTTCTGGGATCTTTGCCTAGCTCTCTAGCAATCTCAGTCTGATTCATCCCGCTCAAAGTCATTTCGATTATCTGACGCTGGTACTCAGTGTTGCAGAAATCCAAGTGCTCGGTCGTGGTCTTATACTTCGTCGTCATATTCCCAGCTCATCTGGTAGAACGAATGCGCGGCCATTTGCAACCGGCCAGTGATTGAAGCTATTGAATCGGGATCTGTTGAGAAGGTTCCAGGCATGTCCAAGTCAAACCCGTCGAGGTGTTCGGTCACTATGACGGCGCCACATATGTTGCCAGCCTCACACTGCTCCAACAGGCTACGGAGAACATCCCGCACCTGTTCAGCATTACGGTCTAGCGTGGAGACTGTACCCATTTCTTATTCAGTGATTGATACTTGGATAGCATCTCTTGCAGATCCTCAATGGTATATTTGACTGGATCATGCGGCCCTTCGAGCCACTCAACCCGCTCTAACCCTATCTTTATCAACAAGTTTGACCGATATTCTGATAAATTACCAGACTTGTAGTTATTGCAGACTGAGCATTGTTTGTGGCAATTGTCCTCGCAGAATCGTAGCGCAGGATGACCGCCAACTGTCTTGTAGTGACCGGCATGGTACTGCCCATCGTGATGACGGTTGCATGATATGCAAGGATCTTTCTTGTCTCGGTTCCTAATGTATTTATTGAACTCGGTTTGGCACCGTCTCATCCAATAGGATCTGTCTCGCTTGGACTCTTTGGTTTCTTTGCGGTTGATTCTAGTTCTTTCTGTCTTTCCAAACGCGATAAGGCATTGAGTCGCATTACACGTTTTCTGGAAACTTGTGAAAGTTGGCGTGAACTTTTCCCCGCAGACTTTACATTTCTTGGCCATGTCATTTTCTTGGCTTAATCATAGACTCTATTTCTTCTTCCGTTGGATCATAATTATCTAAATGATGTTGGGCGCGTCGATCTTCTACAATGTCTTCCACGTATTCTTCTATAAATTTCGAAGACTTAATTAAATGCCCAAGACCTAAAGATAATTCAGAAACAAGATCTGGGCTATCAAAAACATTAAATTCCTTATAGTACCTAATGATTCTTTTTATTATTAAATCTAAATCCGCAGATGCTTCAACAGCTTTCTTGTAATCTGCATCTTCATCGAGGATATCCCAAAGTTTATTAGGGTCAATTTCTTTATTCATGTGCACTCCTTTATTTACTTACTTGTGTTAATTCAAATCCCTGCTCCCGTAGATGATGCTCGACCATATCCAGGAACTCACTATGTTGTTTCACGTTCATCAAGTTTGTGACCTCAAAGTTAAAAGGCTCCACCATGAACGATAACTTTTGCTCGTAAGTGTAAGGCTTCACGTCTCGATCATACACAGCTTTGAACTTCTCGCTGTCACGCCTAAGAATAGGGATTCCAAAATGCAGTTTACAGTACGCCCGATACTCCCACGCTTTCATATCGCCCTGCTTCTCACAATCACGATACCACTTGTTTGCGGTGTTGTTCTGGGTAGCGGTGCGTTTCTTCTTGTGCTTCTCTATCTGAACGTCAATGGGAAACTCTAACTCGATCTGCCCTAGCATGTGCATCATGTTGTCCAGACCTTCTTGATTCTGGATGGTCATGCGTACACATTCGGTGGCTAATCGTTCTTTACTGATAACTTGCATTCACTTCCCCTAAAACTTTGACCCGTTGCTGACTTAGCTTGTACCGGCGGTATTCTTCGCGGCTTGGCTGGTGCCCCTTGCTCAATTCATTATCGTATATCGATATGAAATACGCATCTTCTAGGGCTTGTTCGCGTTGATCCTTAGAAAAATAACTGTTTCCGCCCGTCTTTTGTGGTTCATCATTAAACAATGCCGACTCACTCAGACCTACTGCCTGGACTACTTCACTACCCTTGGCCCCGCAAGCATGGCAGTAGATTAATATCCTAGTGCCTTGCTCGCTGATTGACATTGACGGGTTGTTATCTTGGTGTACTGGGCAACATGCCACATAATTTTTACCTGCCTTCTTTACCTTATCCAACCTGTCGAGAATTTCGTTGAGCATCCTTTGCCGCCTTAATGATTGTATGAGTTATGTAATCTTTTACTTCTTGTGTCACTATTGCATAATAACCAGCCTCACGTTGCTGTTCATAAGTAGGCCAAACCCTGAACTTATCTTTGTATTTGTATTGCGCCCATCCTGGCTTATAGCCTTTTGCTCGACCGTAGGACTGGAATTGAGCAAGCCATTCGATCTTAGCCCGATCAGCAATGCCTACAACGTTGTTATAAGCCTCCTCCCTAGACGCGATTAAATTGCGCCATTCTCGCAGCGCCTGTTGACGTTGTTCTTCTTCGTAAGCCGCTATTTCTTCTGGGGTGTGTCTTGTTAGTTCCCGTAAGATCTGATTGTCAGATTCAACAATCATTTTAATGGGTAGTTCGTACCCGCACTCGCAAGATGGCATCTTCATGATCTGATAACACATTGGGCAGTCCATTGTGTCGCGTTCTTTCTTGTCTTTCTTGACTTGGTTGCGTTCTGAATACTTCTTCTCGCCTTGATCTAGTTCTTCAGGCACAACATCTTCCGCAAACCCTAGCTTGTCTACGTTGCCAGCATGGTCTAACACGATAGCGAACTCTTTATCTTCATGCAGACGGAG